GCGTCGGCGGAGGATGCGGGGAAGGGGGAGCGGTGTGAAGGGAGGAGGTGAGAGGGTGATGGAACGGGAAGGGCTGATAGAAAGAGCACTTGTGAAGCTCGGGCCGCTTATTGAAGTGACCGGGGTAGTTATGATAGCTTTTGTGCTTCTTGCTTTTTGGATACCAGTTATTTTTTTCTTGGCTGGTGTGGTGGAAAAGTCAAGTGTGCTATTCGCTCCGCTTTGCGATGTGATACTCCAGCAGCTTGAGAACGCACTTGCGGGACTCTGACAAGGCTTGCAGCTCGCTTTCTTTGACGAAGTCTGAGAAGGGGCGATCCGCTATTCTATGTAGGAGGAACTGCTGCATCTCAATGTTCTGGTAGTAGTGGAATATGGCGCGGAAGTCCTCAACGGGCATATAGCGAAAGGCATCGTCATATTTCAGATGGTCGAAGTCTTTCGTGATTGGCTGGGTCAAAACAATCTCTTTGCTGAATGGTGTTCCGTAAAGGATGAGTTCGATCCAGTCCTGATGTGAGGCGACTTCCTCACGCAAACACTGACAGCATACGCGAAAGTGGTGACGCTCCCTGTCGCGATTCCACCGGAAAGCGAAGAAAGCGATTCCTCCGCTAACAATGGCGGGGATAGTGGCCAGACTTTTTTCGGCGATGTTCCAAAAGATGAAGTCATTCATGAAATTAACCTGCCTTACAGGTAAGGTGTACCGCTTCCCGCATCCGTACGGACGAAACATTTGGAGATGAGAGCGTCGGCGGAGGATGCGGGGAGGGGGAGCGGTGTGAAGGGAGGAGGTGAGAGGGTGGCTACAAAGATTTTTGTCGGGGCGTGCGGGTTCTTCTTTATGCTAGGTAAACCCCAATATGCGGGCATCATCTTCATGTTCACAGGGTTTCTTATTCAGCTGATGAGAATGAACAACACGCTTGATGACATAAACTATACGCTTCGGAATATCGAGAATAATCACCGGTATTCATCATGGTACGCGCATCGTCAATGACCCATCGTCGTACTTCCTCGCTGCAACTTTTTCAGCCGATCGGTATAGCTCCTCACTCGATGACATACGGCACGTTATGAATGTGCAGTCCTCTTGCAAGCATCGAAAGATGTGCAGGAACAGGAAGATGTGTTCTTTTAACTCAGTTTGGCATCGGGGGCAAAGCGGATGACCACTGACGGTCGGCGTGATTCTCTCTGCAGGTATTCCGAGGGTTTTACTCATCCGATCGCGCAGCGGATCACGCTGCGGAATCCACGCATACCAGAGCATACCGGCATATTTGAAGTCGCCGAGATATGCGGGGCGGTACTGCGGAAAGGACGGGGGACGAGGAAGAAAGGGCTTTCTCTGAGAGGTTCGGTATCTGATCCACAGAAAGGAGAGGAGTGTCACTGCTACGACTGCCCATAGCGCGGGATAGTCATGTACTAGGAGTATGAAAGATGGTGCGAGTTCGTTCATGATGGTTTTGAAGAACTCTATCATGATCTGATCGGACAGATGAAATCAGACCTTTCTATGAAATATTAGCTTCCTGCATCCGTATGGACGAAACATTTGGAGATGAGAGCGTCGGCGGAGGATGCGGGGAAGGGGGAGCGGTGTGAAGGGAGGAGGTGAGAGGGTGAGAAAAACATGGATGCGGCAGCTTGCCTGCCATCTCGATGCGCTTCTCCTCATCGGATTGGTAAAATTCCTCTTTCCAGAAATGACATGGAGAGAGTTCGCCCTTTGGGGAATGTTGTTGGCGAACGTCTTTCTGGCACAACGCGACGAGTAAGGCGTTAGCGTCTGAGCAGCACCTCTCGCTCGATGACTTTTTGAGCTGCGGCGTGCAGTTCGTTTGAACTCTTGGGAGTATTGAGGGAAAAACTGCATTTCTCTTGTGGACAAGAAAAATGGTATCCACGAAAAAAGTTTTTCTCTTCGAGGAGTTCGGTGTGGCATAGGGGGCAAAAGGGACGACCGCCAACGATCGGCGTAATACGTTCCTGTGGTATGCCCGATGTGTGCAACCAGTTCCGCATCGGATCACGTTTCGGAATCCAGACGTTCCAGAGCAACCCCGCATATTCAAAGAGTGTCTGGTCTGCCGGGACGTAATCGGGGTGACTCGGTGGAGTGTAATGAATGAATTTCCTTGAGGAAATGTCTTGCTTGCGATTCCAGACGAGAATCCCAATGAACCATAACACGCCGAGCACCGTCATCGTGTACCAAAAGAACGGATTGATGCGTGGAAGGTAAGAGGTCGCATCCTCTATGTTTGAAAGAAGAAAGGAGGTGATTGTAACAAGACCGCTTACTATGCGGCTTGAAGCTAATTTAGCAAGCAAAGGCAACAGACCTTTCTATGAAATTTCGACTTCCCGCATCTAGACGGACGAGACATTTGGAGATGAGAGCGTCGGCGGAGGATGCGGGGAGGGTGGAGCGGTGTGAAGGGAGGAGGTGAGAGATTGAAAATTTTACAGAATGTGCTTGCTATCGCGTTATTGACTGCTTTGGGAGTTCTCATCTTTTGTATCATAAATCCTACTACTGTCGCGATCTTTGCGATCATGTACTTTTGGGAGGAGATGGGTGATACAAAAACGATCGTATGGCTCTTGTTCGTCATTGCACTTTGTGTGAAGGGGAAAAATGTTAGATTAGGGCGACTTCTTCTTAAAAAATGTAAGGAGAAGTATTGCCGAGAGAACCATACCAACAGACACGAGTAAGTCATTGTTTGATGAAATGAGCGAATCGGCCAATTTCAGCAAGGCATCTCTATTTGACTGGATGTTTTCAGCTACTGTGTTCACCGTATCTTTTAGAAAGGTTCTTGTTGTTTCCGTGAAGCTCTTTTCTTCCTCGTTGATGATGGCTTCAAGGCTTTCTAAATTAGGTGCATCACTCGGAACGATTGTGGCAGAACACTCAATTTCAACACTTATTTGTTTGACGGGCGGGTCTTCGGATTGAGATACCAGCCAATCAAGGTAATCTCTCGTGACGGTTTGCAGCCGCTCGTTGGTTAGATCATGAATCAGGGCGGTACGCTGATCGGGAGTAAGCCTGTCGAAACGCGTGTTGAGTGATGAGAGGGCTTCTTTTAAGGAATTTTGGTAGCTCTCCACGGAATCACGCGATGATTGCGCGAGATGTTGGAGCGATTGGCGAAGCGTTTCCTGCATCTGCCGTACAGCACGTTGTTGATTCTCCTGCGACGAAAGTGCCGCTTGTTGGATGGCTGTCTGACTTGCGGCGATGGCTTTCTGAAATGTCACGCAGAGACTGGCAAGCGATGCTTGGACATCTGGCGTGACAGTAATCGGAGGATTGGCGGTTGACATTTTAGGTCACTTCTTCCATGAAAGGAGGTGAGAGGGGTGACGGGAGATCGGATTATTCGTCTCCTGCGAAAGAAGGGGTATACGCAGATCCGCATTGCGCGGGAGCTGGGTGTGTCCCATCCTGCGGTGCACTATATCATCTACGGCAAGAGCAAGAGCCGCAGGATTCAGGAGCGGATCGCGGAGATCATCGGGCGGCCGATGGAGCAGGTTTTTAAGGCAGCATGAGCGGCGCGAAAGTTTGGCGACTAGTCGCCGGCTCATGCTACAGCAACTTTCCTCGTCCCCGTTATGAATCGGGGGGTTTAAAAAGTAACTTACATTCAGTATACCGTTTTTTGTGAGGTGTGGCAATGGCAAAACGCAGACAAAAGACTGCCGAGACCAATGAAAATCAGATGAGCCTTTTTGATATGATCGAGGAAATCAATCCGCAGAAGTTCAGTCGTCCGGATTATGCGGCGGAGACGAAGCCGCTGCCGCTGCGGATGAAGGAGGCGATCGCGGAGGCGATCAAGGGCAGCGGTATGAAACGCTATGCGATTGCGGGGCAGATGAGCGAGATGCTCGGCACGGAGATCACGGAGTCGATGCTGAACGCGTACACGGCAGAGAGTAAGGAGGGCTACCGTATGCCCGCCGAGTATCTGCCGACGTTCTGCCGGATCGTGAAGGACTACACGCCGCTGGAGGTGCTGACGGCTGCGGCAGGGTGTCGGATGATCAAGTCGGAGGATGTGTATTTTCTTGAGATCGGACGACTGCAAGCCGTAGAGAAGGCGGCGCGGAAAAAGCATCTCGCACTTACGCGGGAGCTGAGAAAGGTACAGGGGTATAACGATGATGAGATACATTGAGTCGCGCATCGGCGGCGTGCAGAAGATCCGTTGTTTGGTTGGCGGGCAGGTCGTTCGTCTGACGGGGAACGCGGAGCGGGTAACGTACCAGATCGGGCGGGGTGAGGTACACGAGATCACCGCGCCGCAGGGGAAGCAGGTGACGCGATGCAGAATAGCGAGCATCTTCTCAGCGTAAAGGAGGCGGCGGAGCTGCTGTCAATCGGCGAGCGTGCGGTACAGAAAAATGCGATGGCAGGGCGTTACGGGGAACTTCGGTTCATTGAAGGAACACGCGGCGGCAAGAGCGGACGCGTGACGATGATCCGCCTTTCGGCACTCCCCGAGGCGGTGCAGTCGGCGTACTATCGGCGGCACAATATCATCGAGGAGCCGGAGCGCCCCGCCGCATCCGCCTATGACCGTGCGGACGCTGCGGCACGGGAGACGGCAAACGAGCGGTATCGAACGCTGAAGGAGTATGAGGCTTTCATCGCAACGCCCGGCAAGCGCACGGAGCTGACGCGTGCCTTCCTCGCTGCATGGAACGCGGCGCACCCTGAGGCGCGGCTCTCGCAGTCAACGCTCTACAACTGGCAAGCGAAGCACCGCGCAGACGGCCTTTCGGGTCTTTTGCCGCAGTACGGGAAACGAAAGGGGGAGCGCACGATCGACGCGCCCGCGTGGGAGTTCTTTCAGGCACAGTATTTACAGGAATCGCAGCCGAGTGTCGGCGACTGTTATATCCTCCTATCGCGCAAGGCAAAAATAGAGGGCTGGCAGATTCCCTCGCGTGCGACGGTTGCGCGGATGGTGAAGGAGGATATCCCCGCCGCTGTGCGGACGCTCCGACGGCTCGGGGCGAAGGCATACATGGACGATATTCAGACCTTTACGCGGCGCGACCCCGAGAGCATCCGCGCGGGCGAGGTGTTCGTCGGCGATCATCACATTCTCGACGTTTTCATCAACGCGGGGACGGTGCAAAAGCCGAAATGGGCGCGTCCGTGGATGACGGCATGGCTGGATATGCGCAGCCGCAAGTTTGTCGGGTGGACGGTGAATCTCTCGCCGTGTACGGATGAGATCATCGCGGCTTTTGCAAGTGCTGCCCTTGATCCTGCGATCGGTCTCCCCCGTCACATCTACATCGACAACGGTCGCGACTACTGCTCGGCGAAATTCGCCGGACGCGGGCATCGCGGCAATCCGCTCACCGATGAGGACAAGGAGGTGCTGATTGCCGAGGGCAAGATGGCGCGGTCGCTCATGGATCGGCTCGATATTAAGACGCACTGGGCGATTGTTGAAAATGCGCGTGCAAAGGTGATTGAACGGGCATTTAAGGAGGTCGTTGAGCGGTTTTCAAAGTTTTTCCCGACGTACTGCGGGCGGAGTCAAGACGAGCGTCCCGATGTGCTCGAGGAGCGGCTGAAGAATCCTGCGAAGTACGGCATGGGACTTGATGAGTTCCGCACGGTGTTCGGCGACTGGATTCGGACGGTGTTCAACAAGACGGTTTCACAGGGCAAGGGACGCGCGGGCGAGTGCCCGGATGAGACCTACATGCGGACACGACTGCCTGTGCGGACGGCGGACACGGAGGTCATGCGGCTGTACTTTATGCGTTCGACGAATCCGTTCCGCATCGGGCGCAACGGCATCACGTTCCGCAAGACGGAGTATTATCACCCGGATATGGCACTCCTCAAGGGAAAGCGGGTGTATATCCGCTATCGCGTGGAGGATCTGGAGCGCATCTGGCTCTATGATACGGACGACCGTTATCTCGGTGAGGCGGAGCGGATCACGGCTCTGCCTGCAATCACGGCGACGGCGGAGGAGCTGGATGCGGAACAGGCACGCAAGGCACACGAGCGCAAGGCGGTGATCGCACATCCATCGTATCAGGCGGCGAAGAACGCGCAGCCGCTCACGCCCGCCGATATTACGGAGCTGTACCGCGCATGCGGCGGCACGGCGGCAGATGTGAAGCCGTCGAAGGTGGTGGAGCTGGTGACGCTGCCGAAGACGGGCAAGGAGTCCGTTCAGGCGATGCGTGCGACGGGGACGGATGATGTGAACCCGTTCGCCCTTATGGCAACGGCGAAGATTGAGAAGAGGAGGAAAAGCTGATGACAGCGGAAGCGGTGAAGGTGGATACGGCGACGGCGGATATTGTCCGCCGCGTGGAGGAGTATCTTGCGGCGCATGAGGAGGTCAGCCGCGAGCGGTTCGCGAAGATGGCAGGGATCTCGGGCGGTGCGCTCTCGTCCTTTTTGAAGGGGAGCTATGCGGGGCGTGTGGATGTGGTGGCGCAGAAGATTGCCGCCGTGCTCGAAACGGAGGAGAGCCGCGCCGATGCGGTCATGACGGTCAAGGAGCCGGAGATCGTGGAGACGGAGGTCATGCAGAAGATGATGTTCGGTCTGCAATACGCGAACGACCGCAACGACATCATCTGTATCTACGGCGCACCCGGCATCGGCAAGACGGTGACGGTGAACAGGTGGGTCGAGACGCATCCGAACAGTATCTTTTTCACCGCCTCGCCGAATATCCACAACGGGCGCGACGTGATGGAGGAGATTCTGGAAGCGATCGGCAAGAAGCAGACGGGGCGCAACAAGGCACTTGAAAAGTCGATTGTGCAGATGCTCAAAGGCTCGAATCGGGCAATCATCATTGACGAGGCGCATTTTCTCCGCCTTTCGGCACTTGAGACGCTGCGCCGCATCCATGATGTGACGGATGTGCCGCTCATCCTCGTTGGCAATCCTGCGATCATGGACATCATCACGGAACAGAACAAGACACTGACGGGGCAGTTCTTCAGCCGTTCGACGCGCATCTCTCTGGATGCGAAGATTCCGCTCGCGGATGTGAAGAAGATCGTGCTGCAGCACGGCGTAGAGATGGACAAGGACTGCATCGCAGAGCTTCACCGCGTGGCACGCGGAACGGGTGCGCTGCGTGTGATGACGAAGCTGTTTCTCTTTGCGTGGACGATTGCGAACAGTGCGAAGCGTGCGATCGGGATGGATGACATCATCAGGGCGCGGCAGGTGATTATCTCGCCGGAGGCGTGCTGATGGTGGTATGCGGGGAGGACGAAGCGTTGCGGTGTGCCGTTCAGTTCTATTTTCGGCAGCGGAGTTTCGGCAGGGTGTATACGTTCCCTGTCAGTGCTTGCCGCAAGCCCTTTGTGCTCATCGTCTCGGAGCGTGAGCGGATGAAGCTCGGGCTTTCCGTAAAAAGTGCCGTCTCCGTGCTTGGAGATCGGCCTGACGATGCGGAGGAGTGGAGACGGGTGAAGAATCATGAACGGCTGAAAACGGCGTGTGAAGAAGCGATGAGATGTTGTAAGCGCATAAGCGCATATGAGAAAGAAGGTGCGGAATGTTAAATCAGAAGAAAATCAGCCGTGCGGGGAGTGTGACGATCCCCGCGCATCTGCGGCGGGAATACGGCATCACGGCGGGGGAGCAGGTCGCGATCGAGATGGATGCGGCGGGCATAATCTCCATGAAGCGGATTGTCGGGCGGTGCGTGTTCTGCGGCGCAGACAAGGAGCTGCGGACGTACAAGGGGCGTTTTGTGTGTGCGGCGTGTGCCGCCGCGCTTGGAAAGGAGGACGGTCATGTTTGAGGTGATTGAGACGCAGCCGAAGGAGGTCGCGGCACTGATTAGCCGTGCTGTGACACTGGACAGGGAGATTCGGCAGCGGAAGAAGTCGCTCGAAGCGATCAAGGCGAAGCTCCAGACGGCGGCACTTGCCGAGATGGAGAACAAGAATCTGCGCTATGTGCGCTATGATTCGCTCTATGGCAGTGCCGAAACGACGTACAAGACGAAGCTCGAGATCGACAATTATGCGCGGCTTGCGGCGGCACTGGACGCGTCGGTGCTCGTAGAGGACAAGATCGTGCGGCGGCTGAGTGTCAAGTACGATGTTGACGCGCGGTTCAAGGAGGCTCTGATCGCACTGGTACGCGGCGACTACGCAGAGCACGACATTGACGGCATCCTCTCCGGTATGGGGCTTGAAGACGCAAAGATGCGCAAGGTCGTCAGGAAGAAGCTCAAGGGCGACTATGCAAAGGATCTGGAAGTGCTCGCCGCCGTGGGAATCCACGGCGCACGCGAGGAGGAACTGGATGCGATCCGCGCCGAGCTGAACCGTCAGCTTGTCGAACGGTTCTTTGAGCCTGATCTGATCGACCGCGACGAGATTCGCAACGCTGTTTTCCTTGAGGAGACACTGAGCTTCACGCTCACACCGCAGAAGGGGGATGAGCCGGATGATAAAGACGGCGAAGATTAGCCCGAAGCAGATCGCCCTTCTCCATGTGGCAAAGAGGGAACTCTCGCTTGACGAGGGGAACTATCGGGCGGTGCTCTCGCTCTACGGTGGTGCGGAGTCGGCGAAGGATGTGACACAGGCGGGCTTTACGCGGCTTATGAACTACCTTGTGCGCATCGGGTTCAAAGCCCCTGCCTTTGCCCCGCAGACCCGCAGGAAGCGTGACGCGGGGGCACTCATCGGACCGTGGCAGACGGCGAAGATCGAGGAGCTTTACGTTGCTCTTGGTATTGATACGGCAGATCGTCAGCAGAAACTTTGTAAACGCGTCATCAAGAAGGTGTGGCCGCAGACACGCGGCGAGGCGAACAAGATGATCGAGTGCCTGAAGGCGATGGCAAAGAGGGCGGCACCATGAACGGCGAGGATATGCGTGCGCTTTTGGATGAGATCGCCCCGGACGATTTGCCGGCGCAGTGGCAGGAACTCGCCGCATCGGTCGGGCTCGTCAATCTCCTGCAACTGTGCAAGCTCTACGGCGGCACGTCGCTCTACATCCCGAAGTATGATAATCTGATCGCGCCCGCGAAGCGGCGGGCGGTTGCGAAACTCTTCGACGGACGGAATCACAAGGAACTTGCACGGCGGTTCGAGCTTTCCGAGCGCAGTGTGTATGAGATCGCTTCAGAACTCAGCTGGCGCAAAAGTCAGATCAGTCTTTTCCCTTCGGCATAGAATCTTTGAACTGTGCAGATATAGCGTGCAGAAAATATTTTGTAGAATCGTATTGAGTGAAAAACTCGATACGGTTCTTTTTTTATGGAGGTGGCTGCGGTGTTTGCGTGTGTGAAAAATCTGGTGCTTTTTGTGCTGCATTTCATTCGTGATCTCATCTATGGGCCGGACGGGCGGCCGTCGCTTCTGGCGACGATGACGTTCGGGCTTTTCGTCCTCTTTGTATTCGTGACGATCTATCTGCTCTATACGGGGCAGGAGTGGAAGGACTACGCTGTCTTTGCAGGGACAACGACGACGCTGAGTGCGGGCGGCAAGATGGTGGATAAGTATATCAACAATGCGGGGCGGTTCTGAAATCGTGCGCCGCTGTGTGAAAAGGCAACAGGGAGGAAAAACGAATGCTTGGCGATCTGAGTGCAAAATATGAATCGAGCGGCAGCCCCGCGACAATCTCGTCCGGCGAGGGCGATCCGGGCGGCAAGAGTTACGGGCGATATCAGCTTGCGAGCCGCATGGGGAGCGTGCGCAGCTTTCTTGATTGGGCGATCCGTCTGTCGGCAAATTCGGTCTATGCGAGCTACGGGCGGACGCTCTCGCAGTTCCCGATCGGCTCGGCGGACTTTGACTGTGCGTGGCGTGAGATTGCACGCGTCGACGAGGACGGTTTTGCGCGGATGCAGCACGACTATATCTGTTATGCGTACTACCTGCCCGCCGTGGATGCGCTGCGCCGTGCGGGATTCGATGCGGACAAGCACACGCACGTCATGCAGGATGTGATCTGGAGCCGTGCGGTGCAGTACGGCACGGGCAACATCGTGGAGATGTTCGAGACGGCATGTCAACGGATGTATAACGAGGCGAACGACGATTACAGCGGCTATCCGAATCTCTCGTATGTGGACGATGCACGCTTTGACTACGACCTCATCCGTGCGATCTATCTTGCCGTGTGCAAGACACCGGAGTGGACGGCGGCATCGTGCCGCTATGGTCTTTACAATCGTTTTGAAAGCGAGTGCGCCGAGGCTCTTGCGATGCTGGGGAGTGCGTGAGATGGGATGGAAGGAAAGGGCGGCGGAGGGCGTGCGTGGCACATACGAGCGGCTGCGGGAATCGCCGACAGCGGTGAGTGTCGTTCTCGCTCTGATCCTGCTCATCGTGTCGCTCTTTGTGCTTGCATGGAAAGAGGCGGAGAATGATGCGCTGCGGCGCGAGCTTGCCCTTGCAAAGGAGCAGATCGCTGTCTATGAGAGTGCCCGCGTGCGTGAAGGGGAAAGGTCTGTTGAGGTGAAGGCGGAGGCGACAAGCTCCACGACGACGGCATACGTTCCCAAAGCGCATGTGACGGCTGACGACGGCAGTCGCACTTATGAGCGGACGGATGCGGAAATCAGCGTTGCGCCGCCGACGGTCGCGGTGAAGTACAACGGCAGGGAGTACGATCTGCCGGGCATTGCGGGCGAGACGACGAAGTTCGAGCGCGGGAAGATTCAGAGTGCGGTTACAACGCACGCAACGCTCGACCTTACACCGCTGATTGATACGGCGGCAGAGCAGAAGGCTCGTACGGCGGCAAAGCATTTTTCGATCGGCATGTATGGGACGAGCGCGGGCGCGGCGGTCGGGATCGGGTATGAGAATCGGGACTATGGGATTGATCTGCTTGTGCATCCGATTGAGCCGTCGAAGTTCTGGGGCGTGGGTGTGAGGAGGCGGTTCTGATGGAGATTAACTGGACATCGGTCGTCCTCATGCTTTTTGGAACGGTTTTCGGGTTTATCGGGTATCAGTACAAGGAAATCCACGGGCGACTCAAAGAGGACATCGAGAAGAACAAGCAAGCGGTTGTTAAACTGGAGGATCGGATCGTGGATATGCAGACCAAATTCCCGAAGGAATACGCATCGCGGGATGATTACCTGCGCAGCGTTGCCAATCTGGATACGAAGGTTGACCGCATCTCGAATGAACTCATTTTGATTAACAAGAATATTGGACGGCTTGCAGGGGGTGAAGTATAAGCATGACAACACTGGAAGGACACACGTCGCGCGAGATTCGCGGGCGCATCATGAAGATTCTGAGCCTCAATTATCCGCAGCAGACGGGGGACAAGCTGATCGCTGAGATTCTGCTTGATGCACAGTATTCGACGACCCCCGCAGCGGTGGAGACGCATCTCGTCTATTTGCTTGAGAAGGGGTATATCGCGCTTGAGGAAGCGGAATGCTTCGGTGTTTCGCGCAAACTCGCGAAGCTGCTGCCGAAGGGGATTGACCTCATCGAGGGCAATATCCCGCCGGACGTTGGGGTAAATCTCAATGGGTAGCCGGAGAAAACACCCGCGCATTACAACGGAGCTGCCGAAAGACCTCGTTCGCGCCATCAATGAGCGACTGGTCGCGGGTGAGACGTATGAGAGTATTGCCGCGTATCTCAGGGAACGCGGGCATGATATTTCAAAGAGCAGCGTCGGACGGTACGGCAAGGATTTTCTCAGCAAGCTCGAACGGCTGCGCATCGTGAAGGAACAGGCGCGTACGATTATGAGCGAGGGCAAGGACGGCCCCGCGCTTGAGATGACAGAAGCGGCGACACAGCTCGCCCTTCAGTTAATCATGGAGCGGCTGGTTACGGCGGAGGATCTGAGGGATGCGAAGAGCAGCGACATTCTCAAGGCTCTCGCGCTCCTCGAACGCTCGGCGGTGCAGCGGGAAAAGCTCAAGATGGAGGCGGGGCGTATGATGGAGGCGGCGGTCGCTCAGATCAAGGCGAGCCTCCAAGAGGAACTTGCGAAAAGTCCCGAGGTGCTCACGCGGCTGGTTGGGATGGTGGACGCTGTGACAGCAGAGATGCGGGAGAAGCAGTGAGAAAGGTGATTGAATGGTGTCATTTCTGGATCGTGTGATTGAAGGTGATGCGCTCCTTGTTATGCGAGATATACCGTCCACATCTGTGGATGCGGTTATCACCGATCCCCCGTATTCCTCCGGTGGTCTAAACTACGCGCAGAGAATGCAGAATCCCGTTACGAAGTATGAACAGACCTCCAACAAGCTCGTCCATCATGAAGCTTTTACAGGAGATAACCGAGATCAGCGTTCATGGCTACGTTGGTGCACGCTGTGGATGAGTGAATGCCGCCGCATATTGAAACAAAATGGCTACTTCCTCATGTTCAGTGATTGGCGACAAGTACCGACGGCAACGGATGCGCTTCAAATCGCGGAGCTTACATGGCGCGGGATTGTGGCATGGGACAAGGGGAATGGAGCACGCGCCCCACATAAGGGGTATTTTCGGCATCAATGCGAGTACGTTGTATGGGGGACGAATGGAGGATGTGTGAAAGCGGAGCACGCAGGGCCTTATCCCGGATGCTTTCATTTCCCTGTGCGTCAGTCGGATAAATTTCACCTCGCGGGAAAACCAACGCTACTTATGCGTGAACTGGTTTCTATTGTACCGGAGGGCGGCATCATCCTCGATCCGTTTGCGGGATCGGGCACGACTGCCGTCGCTGCAAAAGAGGCAGGGCGGCACTATATCGCCATAGAGAAAAGTGCATATTATGCAGCGATTGCAAGAGAGAGACTGAACGAAGTTCCATAGAGAGGAGGCGTGGGCATGTCGGTCATAAAGGAGCTTGTCGGCAAAAAAACGCGCAGCCCCGCAATGGAGCGGTACCGCACAAGCTATGAGGCATACTGTGAATATGCCCATTACGGCAGGTGGAAGCCGTGCCGACATCTCCATCTCGTCTGCGAAAAGCTTGAGGCGGTGGAGCGCGGCGAGATTGACCGTCTCATGATTTTCATGCCGCCGCGTCACGGGAAATCCCAATCAACAACAGAGACGTTTCCCTCATGGTTCCTTGGGCGCAATCCCGATCGGCGCGTGATCGAGGTGAGCTACAGCGCGAACTTCGCGCAGAAGTTCGGCAACCGCAACCGCAAGAAGGTCGCGGACTTCGGAGAAGCTCTTTTCGGCATCCGTCTCGACCGCTCGAACAGCTCTAAGACGAATTGGGACATTGAAGGGCACGCGGGCGGCATGATCTCCGTCGGTCTCGGCGGCGGCATCACGGGCGAGGGGGCGGATCTCCTCCTCATTGATGACGTTGTCAAGAACCGTAAAGAGGCAGAGTCCGAGACGGTGCGCGATGGCATCTGGGACGAGTACAGCGCAACACTGCTCACGCGACTTGCCCCCGGCGGGCGTATCATCCTCATCATGACGCGCTGGCACGAGGACGATCTCGCGGGACGCATCCTAAAGGAAGCGAAGGAAAGCGGCGAACACTGGGAGATCATCAACCTGCCGTGCGAGGCGGAGGAGGACGATCCGCTTGGTCGTGCGCCGGGCGAGCCGCTCTGGCCGGAGCGGTTCGGTGCAGAATGGCTCACAAAGAAGAAAAAGACGGTCGGCAGCCGTGACTGGTACGCGCTCTATCAGCAGCGTCCGCAGCCGCCGGATGCGGTGCGGATGTTCGGGCGTTCATGGTTCGAGATTGTGCGGGACTATCCGCGCGAGGCACGCAGTGTCCGCTATTGGGATCTCGCGGCGACGGAAAAGCGTGCGGGCAAGGATCCCGACTGGACGGCGGGTGCACGGATCGCCGAGCAGGATGGCATTTACTACATTGTAGATATTCGCCATGTGCAGAGTTCGCCGCTCGGCGTGGAGCGGCTTGTCGCGCAGACTGCCGCGACGGACGGACGCAGGGTGAAAATCTACATGGAGCAGGAACCGGGTTCGTCCGGCGTGAATACCATCGACCACTACCGCCGCGCCGTACTCAAGGGTTATGCCTACTACGGCGACAAGAAGACAAGCAACAAGGTCGAGCGTGCAATGCCGCTCTCGGCGGCGGCAGAGGCGGGAAACGTGAAGCTCGTCCTCGGCGACTGGAACAAGGATTTCCTCGATGAAGCCGAGGTTTTCCCGAACGGTCGTCATGATGATATGGTGGACGCTGTGAGTGGTGCGCTCACAATGCTGACGAGCGCACGGTTCGGCATCCTTGACTACTACCGCACACAGGTAGAGGAGCGCGGACTTCTCGGGACACGCAAAGACGCGATGAAAGGAGGCGGGGCATGAGTTTTGGCACACAGTTTTTAAGCGGTGTTCAAGGCTTCATCAAAGCGTATTTAAGCGCGGGTGAGCCGCAGCGTGCCGCTATGCCGACGGGTACAGCCCCGTCACGGTTCGATTTCGATGTGCAGAGCAATATTCAAACGACCCCGCGTGCGGATGCGCAGGTCACATTTGAACAGCTTCGCGCATTTGCCGATGGCTATGATCTCCTGCGTCTTGCGATCGAGAAGCGTAAAGACCAGATTGAGGCGATGGATTGGAATATCGTGGCGGTTGACAAGACTGACCCTGTGGCACGCGCACAGGCGGAAAAGCTCTATCAACAGCTTCGCAGACCTGACGGCGTACACAGTTTTTCCCGTTGGATGCGGTCGATCGTGGAGGATGTGCTTGTCATCGACGCACCCGCGATCTATGTGCGCCGCAATCTCGCCGGGCACATTCACGCGCTCGAACTGGTCGATGGGGCGACAATCAAGGTCAATATTACGAATGAAGGGCGTACACCCGCGCCGCCGCTTCCTGCCTATCAGCAGATCATTGACGGGATCCCGGCGGTTGATCTCACGACGGACGAACTGCTCTATTTCCCGCGTAATATACGCTCTCACAAGCTCTACGGGATGAGCAAGGTGGAGCAGGTCATTATGACCGTCAATCTTGCGCTCAATCGGCAGATGTACCAACTGGACTACTATACGCAGGGGACGATTCCCGAGGCGTTCTTATCCTGTCCGCCGGATTGGACGGTCGACCAGATCGGCACATTTCAAGTCTATTGGGATGCGCTGTTTGAAGGAAATACCAAGATCAAGCGCAAGGCTCGTTTTGTTCCTGCGGGCGTGAATCCGATTTTCCCGAAAGATTCACCGATGAAAGACGAGTTCGACGAGTGGCTTGCCCGTATCATCTCGTATACCTTCGATCTGCCGCCAACCGCACTCGTCAAGGAGACGAACCGCGCAACCGCCGAGACGACACAGGCGGCAAGTCAGGATGAGGGGCAGCGGGCTTTTCTGAACTACCTGAAAGAAATCATGGACATTTTGCTGCATGATTATTTCGATGTGGACGGTGTGGAGTTCGTCTGGGCGACGAAGGAGGAGGTCGAGCCGCTCAAACAGGCGCAGATCGACCAGATGTATGTGAACCTCCGCATCCTCACGCCGAGCGAGGTGCGCAGCCGTCTCGGCTACGATCCGCTCACCGATGAGCAGACGGCGGAGTTCGCGACACTCGCGCCGCAGCAGATGCAGCTCCCCGCATTCTTTACCGCCGGAAATGTGCAGAAGGCAGATACTCCTCCAAAGCCCCGTGCGCCCGATGGCGAGAAAGCACGGCAAAGATTCACCGCTGCACTTCGCAGAACATTCGACCGCGTGAAGCCTGACCTCTGCCGTCAGATCGAAACCTCGTATGAGAAAGCGATGGAGGCAGCGGAGAAACTGGATGCGCTGCAGAAAAAGCGCATTTTGCAGACGACGCTTGACGAACTAAACTTTGACGGCTGGGCGGTGCTTCTTGACGATGCTGTGGAATATCTCGGCGAGATTGCGGCGGCGGGTGCCTATGAGAGCCTCGGAAAGCTCAATGTTTCGACGGACGGTATCACGGACATGGTGGATGCCGATGCGCAGGAGTGGGCACGCGTACGCGCCGCCGAGCTGGTCGGCAAGAAGTGGAACGGCAAGGAGTACATAGACAATCCCAAGCCGAAATGGGCGATCACCGAATCCACGCGGGAAGTCCTGCGCGGGACAATCAGCAAGGCGATTGATGAGGGATGGAGCCCGCAGAAGCTCACGGCCGCGATTCGCGACGATGAGAAGTTCTGGGCGCGGCGTGCGGATATGATTGCACGCACGGAATTCCAGTTTGCCCACCAAAATGGAAATCTCATCGGGTGGAAGGCATCGGGCATCGTTGGCGGCAAGCAATCCCTGTGTCTTGACGGTGGCTGCGAGATGTGCGTGGAGAACGCCGAGGCGGGGACGGTCGGCATTGACGAGAATTTCCCATCGGGACATGATGCGCCGCCCTATCATCCAAACTGTTTTTGTACGCTCGTCCCTGTGCTTGCGGAGGACATGACGGACGGGGATAGCTAGACTACCTTTTAATTGCTTTCAAACACCCTTTAATTTTTTGAGAAATCCAAGATGAAGGGGTTTCTATACATCGGACACAAAAAACGCGTACAGAGGATTTTAGGAGGTGTGACATTGCTTTATATCCCAATTCGGAAAATCGAGGAGGAGCGGCGGCTCGTCTATGGCATCGCCGCCGCCGAGGAGGTTGACCGTGCGGGCGAGATTTTCGACTATGAAAGCTCGAAGCCGTACATTGAAACGTGGTCGGCACAGCAGGCGAAGGAAAGCGGCGGCGCGAACTACGGTAACGTTCGCGCGATGCACGGCGATGTTTCGGCGGGCAAGATCGTCCACCCGATTGACTTCGACGATGAGAGCAAGACGGTTAATGTTTGCATCAAGGTCGTGGACGACGGCGAATGGCGCAAGGTGCTTGAGGGGGTCTATACGGGGCTGAGTTTTGGCGGGCAGTATGTGCGCCGCTGGGAGGACGGTGCGGCGATGCGCTACACGTTGCAGCCGCAGGAGCTCTCGCTTGCGGATCGCCCCTGTGTGCCCTCGGCGAGCATTGTCGAGGTGGTAAAGTCGGACGGCGGCGTTCGGAATATGGTGCTGAAAGGACGGAAAACAATGAATGAGAATGTGAAGAAGATTGACCTTGCGGAGTTCGGTGCGCTGATTAGCGACATTAACGCCGGGATTGCGGACGATGAGAACGTCCCCGAGAATTTGAAGACCTGTGTTGCGAATCTTGCCACTGCGATTGCGGAGTGCACGGACGGCGGCGAACCTGCGCCGGAGCCTGACAAGTCCGCCGAGCCGGAAAAGTCCGAGGGGGGCGATCCTCCGAAAAAGCCGGATGAGGGGGATGTAGCGAAAGCCGTACAGGCCGCCGTCGCTGAGGCACTGAAGCCCGTCGCCGCATCCGTACAGAAAATGGAGGCAGCACTCGCGGCAAAAGACAAGGAGGCCGCAGCACTCAAGGAGCAGGTTGAGAAACTCGCGAAAACAGCCGCACCCACGAAGGTCGTACTCAAAACGGACGGCATCAAGCTCAAGACCGATAAGCCGGACACTCCGTCTGCGGATGATGCACTTGACCGCATCAAAGAGCAGCACGGCGCACAGCGTTCGTGGGCATATGAGTAAGTGGATAGAGGAGGAGCATAACGTGAATATGTATCAGATTTCCAAGGACACATTGGCGCGGATGAACGAGGCACTTCATGGCGCACTTGCAACCCCGCTCAAAAAGACAGACGGCATCACGACGGGCAGCGGTCTCAAAAACTACGACTTGCAGCCCGCCGCGCGGCTTATGTACCCCGTTCTTTCTCCGCTGCGCAACTCAACGCCCCGTGTGAAGGGCGGCGGCGGTGATGCAACGCACTGGAAAGCAATCACGGGGGTCAACATTGACAGTGTGTCGATGGGCGTGTCCGAGGGGCAGCGTAGCGGCGTGATCTCGATTGAGACAAAGGACGCGTTTGCGCTCTACAAGACGCTCGGGCTTGAGAATTTTGTGACCGATGAGGCGGTTCTGCAGGGCGAGGGGTTCGACAATCTCCGTGCGATCTGCACGAAGAATCTGCTTGAGGCGGTTATCATCGGCGAGGAGAAGGTGCTGCTCGGCGGCAACTGCTCGATGAAGCTCGGCAAGACAAACAAGCCGATCCTCGCGGCAAAGGCGACGGGCGGTACGCTTGGCGCATCGGCGGTCGTCTCCGTTGTCTGCGCTGCACTCACGTTCGAGGGGTATCACGCGGCGAATATGACGACGGGTGTCAAGGCGAAGGTGACGCGCGAGAATGCGGACGGCTCAAAGGATGTATACGGCGGTGGTACGGCGCAGAAGTCTGATGCGGTAAAGGTGACGACCAGCGCGGGTACAACGAACAGTGTTACGGCGACGGTTGCACCGACAAAGGGCGCGTTTGCCTATGCGTGGTTCTGGGGCGCGGAGAATGCCGAAAAGATTGGTGCGATTACGACGACGAACAGCGTCACCATCACGGCTGATGCGGAGGGGACGCAGACAGCGAAAGACCTGCCCGCTGCGGACTGGTCGGCAAATGAGCTGGTCATCGACGGCTACCTGACGCAGACCATCCAAAACGGCGGGTATTTCAAACCCCTGCCGGCGGGGATGGGGCTGACGGCAGACAAGGCAGCGGGCATTGCCGAGATCGACGATGCGTTCCGTTGGTTCTGGGACAACTACAAGGCAAGCCCTGATGAAATTTATGTCAGTGCACAGGAGCTTCAGAGCATCACGAAGAAGGTGCTCGAAAACGGCGGCAGCAATCTGATCCGTTTTAACTTCGACGCAAGCACAACGCAGATGGCGACACTTTCTGCGGGTACAGCAGTCGGATCGTATCTCAACAAGTACACCATGAGCGGCGGCACGCTTGTCCGCATCGTGCTTCATCCGAACATGCCCGCAGGGACGATCCTGTTCCGCTCGACGACCATGCCCTATCCGGTCTCGAATGTCGCAAACATCGCCGAGGTGCGCTGTCAGCAGGACTACTTTCAGACGGAGTGGCCGCGCAAGACGCGCAAGTATGAGTACGGTGTCTATGCGACGGAGGCGTTTGCTCTCTATGCGCCGTTCGCGTTCGGCGTGATTACGAACATCGCAGACGTGTGAGGAGGTTATCAATATGCTGCTGAAAGCGCATGACGTTACGGAAATCGTTATTGATGGCGTGGCCTATATGGCTGAGAGCGGGCTGATTGATGCGCCGATTAGCCCGCAGGAGGCAATCCTGTTCGGACTGGATGCGCCGACGGTAGAGGAGATTGCCGCACGAAAGAAGGATTCCAATGACACCTCCGCCGATAATGCTGGGGGTGAGACTGGAAAAGGTCAAAACTCTGGTGTCGGAACCCCTGATAATGGGGGTACCGGAGGAAAGAAATCCAGCGACAAGGACAGCGACGATGGTACGGCATGAGCTTATAACCCTTGGTGAGCTGAAAAACTACATCGGTATCACATCTGGGAGCGATAAGGATGACGCTCTGCTCCTTCTGCTCATCCGTGTCGCGTCTGCTTTTCTGCTCGCTGAGATGAATCGACGGGAAGGATTGGAGCACGACTATGAGCACACGAAGGGGTATCTGGATGTCCCGGATGACGTACGGTTCGCCTGCTGCGAACTCGCCGCCCTGCGGTACAAAGAAAAAAGTCGCCTTGGCGAGGTCTCGAAAGACGTTGGCGGACAGACCGTCGCGTTCTCACAAAAAGACCTGAGTGACTTCGGTCGCGCGGTCATCCGTCACTATAAGCGGGTGACACCATGAGCATTGAGGCAGTCATCGTCGGCGATGAGGAAGTGCGGGCACGTTTTCATCGTGCGTTGGGGGAGATTGACGGAAAGCTCGCGGACAGCATGGGACGCATCACGATCCGTTTACAGGCGCACGTCGTCCGAAATAAACTTTCGGGGCAAGTCCTGAAGGTGCGGACAAACAATCTGCGCGGCAGTATTCATCAAGAAGTTATTCGAGATGGCAGCGGGATTGTTGGGCGTGTCGGCACCAATGTCGAATACGCGGCATTTCACGAATATGGATTCAACGGAACACAGAGCGTACGCGAGCACATGCGGACAATTAAGATGGCGTTTGGAAAAATGCTCAAAGAACCGAAGAAGATCATGGTCGGTGCGCATGTGCGTCATATTGACTATAAGGGGAAATCATTTCTCCGTACAGCACTGAAAGATCAGCGTGAGGAGATTGTGATCGCCCTGAATGAGGCGGTGAAGGAGGCGATGCGGTGAACCGTGAAGCGATTTACGGCGGTGTATTTGACTGGCTGCGCACGCACGTCGGAGATGATGTGTGGACGTGGAGCAGGAGACTGAGGCACTGGAACGATGTGCCGGAAATCGAACAACCCGCCGTATTCCTGACACAGAGCGGGGAGCAGATCGACCGCCTCCGTGCGGTCTGGACGCTCCGCATGGATGTGTATGTCTATGTGTCCGTCGGCGGCGAGGCGGATGCGATCACGGCGATACCGATGAATCATATCGTCGATAAGATTGCGAATGCGCTGCGGCCGCGCCGAGAACTCGGTGAGATGGAGCAGACGCTCGGCGGACTTGTTCTGGATTGCAGGATCGAGGGAAAGATCGAGACCGATGCGGGCGTGCTCGGTGCACAGTCGGTCGCAATCATCCCTCTTGTGATACTGGCAGAAGATTAGGAGGTATACAATGGCTCAGTTTATGTTTGGTGCGGGCATGATGATCGCGATCCCGAAGAAGCCGACACCGACCCCGCGCGTCCTCGGGACGATGCAGGAGGCGAGCATCGAGTTCTCGGGCTCGACAAAGGAACTGTTCGGTCAGCACCAGTTTGCGGAAGCCGTCGCACGCGGTCAGCAGAAGATCACGGGCAAGGCAAAAATGGCATCCATCAACATGGATGTATACAACGATACCTATTTCAACGAGGACGTTCTGCAAGGACAGAATCTTGCCATCTTCAACAAGGAGTTTGCGGTCGATAAGACGGCATTTACCGTGACCCCTACGCTCGCGGCAAATACGGTATTCCTCGAAAATCTCGGCGTGCTGGATAACGCGGGCAAGACACTCACACGGGTAAGCAGTATACCGAATGAGGGGGAATACGGCCTTGACGAGAAAACAGGCGTGTATACGTTCCACGCCTCGCTCAAGGAGAAGCCCGTCTTCATCTCGTACCTCTACCATGACAAGAAAAACGGCAGCCGCATCATCATCAACAATCAGTTGATGGGCGAAGCCCCGACGTTCAAGTCGATTTTCAACGGGCGGTTCAACGGCAAGCAGATGACGCTGATCCTCAACTCGTGTACGTCCTCGAAGCTCTCGCTCATCTCGACGAAGCTCGAAGACTTTTCCATTCCCGAATTTGACTTTGCGGCGATGGCAGACGATACGAACCGCGTCGGCGAGCTGAGTATGCTTGAGTAAGAAGGGAGCACATACATGAACACACAGGCATTTTATGAGGGTACGGAGGTCACGATTCGCGGGGAGAAATACATCTTCCCGGGGCTCAGCCTTGCACAGCTTGAGGACAATATCGCCGAGATCGAGGAGATCCAACAGATGACGGATGCGGACATGCTGAAGGGAATCGGAAAGCTCGCGCACTTCCTGTATCTTGCATTTAGCCGCAACTATCCAGAGATCAGTGAGGCAGAGTTTAAGAACATGATCGACATCCGTCTTGCGCCGAAGCTCTTCCAGTACATTCTCGCCGAAAGCGGGTTTGAGGAGGGTGTGCCTCACGCGGGGGAAGCTCTGCCCGCAGCGGGCGCATAGATTTTCAGGCGGTCTATGCCGAGATCGCCTGTGCGACGGGGTGGACCATCGACCACATCCGGCACAGCCTGACACTCAAACGCTATAAAGCTCTCAAAGCGGTATGGAGAAAGTCGCCGCCCGCACATGTGTGTCTGGCGGCAATTTGCGAATATCTCGGGATGAAGCTCACGGCGGATGAGCCGCAGCGTGCAGCAAGCAGCGGGCAGGAAGAAATCTACTACGACGAAAGTTATTATGACGTTGGAGCGCAGCAGGGCGCGGCGGCGGCACTTCGCGCGGGCTTCGACCATGCGATAGGGAGGTGAGAGGATGGCAGCGGAGAACAAGATTGACGTAAAGATTACGGCATCGCCGCAGGAGTTTGTCTCTGGCATCAACAAGGCGCAGCAGGCTCTCGGGAGCGGGATGCAGAGTATTCGGGCATCTGTTTCGGGGACTGTGAACAGCGTCAAAGCCTCCGTTGCCTCTATGAAGAATGCAATCGGCGCGGCGGGCATCGCCGTTGTCGGCGCATTCGGTACGTCGGCAAATGCGGCGATTGAGTACCAAAAGGCTCTTGCGGGACTTGCACGCACCAGCGGTATGAGCGTCGCGGCATCCTCCGAACTTGCTTTTGCGGCAAGTCAGGTCGGCATGAGCACCGCCGATCTGACGAAAAACATCGGCTTCCTTGCGCGTTCACTTGCGAGTCTCGAACGTGATGCGGACAATGCCGGGAATGTCTTTAACCGTTTCGGGATCAGCGTGCACGATGCAAGCGGTGCACTCCTTCCGACGGATGAGATTCTCGGTGCAGTCGCGGATCGCTTTCAACGTATGCCGGATGGCGTAGAGAAAACCGCACTTGCCATGAGCATCTTCGGGCGCGAGGGGCGTGCCATGATTCCGCTGCTCAATCAGGGGCGTGCGGGACTTGAAAAGATGGGGGAGAAGGCGAAGAGCCTCGGGCTTGTCTTCGGCAATGTCTCAGCATTGAAGTCCTATATCGCCGCACAGCGGCAATGGGACGCAACACTGAAATCCCTGCAAATTCAGATTGGGAGCAGCGTTCTTCCCGTTTTGACCGCTTTTTCAAAGGGGATTACAAACCTTTTACAGGCATTTAACCGCATCGATCCGGAGACGCGCAGCGCGATCATTACGGCGACGAGCCTCACGGCTGCCGTTGCTGCGCTGACACTCGGATGGGGTGCGGCGGCTGCGGCGATTGCGGCATTCGGTGGTCCGTTTGCCCGCGTCGGCGTGATGATGGGCAGTATACCGAATGTCATCGCGGCGTGTACGGCCGGCATCAAGACCTTTGTCGTAGGGCTTGCAAGTGGGACAATCGGGCTCGGGAAATATGTGCTCTCGGGTCAGCTCTTTACGGCAATTCATGGGAAGATGACCGCCGCAATGGCAGCAGCCCGCGCGGGGATGGTCGCGACGCGCAGTACGGTCGTCGCCGTCTCTCTGGCGTTTCAGGTCGGCGGTGTGCGTGCCGTCCTATCTTATTGTTCCTCACTCGTTACGATGCGTTCTGTGATTGCCGTCGGTCGCGTGGCACTCCTCGCCTTCTATGCGACTGCGACGGCGGGGATTGCTATTATTGTTGCACTCGCCGCCGTTTGGGCGAGCGGGATGACGAATATCAGCGAGGCGACTGCGGGAACATGCGACGGGCTGATCTACGGGCTGAACAATTTCGCGGACGGTGTCGGTGAAATCTGTTCCGGCATTGGTCAAATTTTTACAAGCCTCGCCCTTACGATCGGAAAGGCTCTCGTCGGGGACTTCTCGGGCGCAGCCGAGGCGGCAAAGGGCATGATGCAGGGGGTCAAGGACATCGGCGCGGGTTTCTTCGATGGGATCAAGGGGCTCGGTCAGGCAATCTACGGCGCGGCATCCGATCCCGAGGGGGCACTCTCCTTCGCAAAGGCGGCGGGTGGCTCACTCTGGGGCAGTATCAAAGGGGCGATGGGATTCGGGGGTGAGGATGTACCGCTCGATATGGGCGGCGATACCGGCAGCTTTGATCCGATCGGCGGAAGTGGCGGCGATGCGGGTGGAGCAGGCGCGGGCGGCGAATTATCCAGTGCCTACGAGACGGCGAAGAAACTTTATGAGCAGCAGATGCAGCTTGCAGAGTATACGGCTGCCGAAAAGGAAGAACTCTATAAACGCTATCTTGAAAATGTCACGAAGTCCGAGCAGGAGGCGATGGACTACCGCATCGGGCTTTATGCGCTTGAAAAGGAGAGCTTTGCCGAACGGCTCAAGGAGCGCGAGGTCGACCTTGAGAATGCGCATATCCGTGGAACAGTCAGCGAGCAGACCTATCAGGCGGAGCTTGCGGACATCAAACGCAACAGTCTTGACGCAGAAGTAGAGTTTCGCGCCCGTGCCGTCATGGAGGCGAATCGCCTCACGGAGGAGGAGAAAGAAAAACAGCTTGCCGCCTACAAAGAAAAGATTGAGGCAACAAGCTGGTATAAGTCTGCATTGACGGAAGTTCTGAATGCAGAGAAGAAGCTCGCGGATTATGAACTGACGATTCAGAACAAGATCCTTGAGTATCAGCGCACACGGGCTCTTGATTCGATTTCACTCGAAGAGAAGCGTCTGGAAGGACTTTATAACGCGGGTGCGATAACGCAGGAGGCTCTTCTCGCACGACAGCGTGAATTCGAGGAGCAGCGTTATAACATCCAGCGTACGGCAGCGCAGAAGGAACTTGCGGATAATGCGCTCGACATCGGCAAGATGACCGCTGCCTATGAGGCATATGCGGCGGCGCGTACCGAACTGGACAAAGAAATCTATTTCAATGAGATGGTTCTCAGCTCCAAAAATGAAGAAGCGACGATTGCGGCACTCAAGTCTCTTGAGGAACTTTACGCGCAGCACGCCGAGAAGGTCCTCAGCATCCAGCAGAAACAGCGGGATAAGGAGATCGGCATTGTGAAGGGCGTGCGCGACACGCTCGCCGATGAAATGTCTGCCGTCATGCAGGACGTTGCAAAGGGCTCGAAGAGCGTGCTTGAAGGGATTCGGTCACTGATCTCTTCCACCATGTCGAGCATTCTCAAACAGATCACGAATCGACTTTCTGAAAACATCGTTCAAAAGGCCTTTGCGAATGTCTTGCAGAAAAAGAGTGCGCCGGATATGACTGCGGTTGCCGCCGAACAGACGACACAGGCAGCGCGGACGGCGGCAGCACAGGCGGGTGCGATGCAGCGCACAACGATCGAGCAGACAAGCGGAGCAATGCAGGTCGCGGCAACCACCGAAAAGGCGACCACACAGATCGGGGTGGAAACGGCAAAGGATGAGACAATCGTCGCCTCCTCGGCGGCGGCGGGTCAGGCATCCGTTGCATCGATACAGGCAAGCATGGTGGCAATGCTCCAAATGCTGCCGATCATGCTTCTGCTTTCGGCACTTACAGGACTTTTCGGCGGCGGTGGTTCCTCGAAATCGGAGAGCACGGGGCCCGGCATCAACCTCGGACGCAATCCTGACAGCTACTATAAGATACCGCGTCTTACGGGGATTCCGTCGTTTGATGTGGGATCGTGGCGGCTTCCTGCCGATACGCTTGCGATGGTGCACAAGGACGAGATGATCGTGCCCGCTGCGGGAGGTCAGGCGGACGGGGTGCGCAGCCTCCTCTCGGGCGGTGGCACGCGGCAAGCCCCACAGATCAATCTGACGTACAGTGCCGTACATACGGGGCGTACGGATGCGGATGTGCGCCGTGAGATGCGGGATAACGCGAAATACATGGTGAAGGTGCTCAATAGCGAGTACCGAAAATTCAACAGAGGCAATCTGAAGGGGTGATCCTGTGGCGACGGCGATATTTCCGGAACTGCGCGGGCTTTCGTGGGATGTGACGAAAACACCGGAGTTCTTCACACTCTCGAAGGTCAGCCCGTCCGGTGTGGATATCGCCGCATCTTTATCCGCCTATCCGCGCTGGCACTTCTCGCTCTCGTATGAGTGCTTGCGTGCGGGGGCGGAGGGCGAGTTGGAAAAGCTCCTTGGCTTCTTCCTCTCTTGTCGCGGCAATGCAGTCGACTTTCTCTATCGTGATCCGACTGACCACACGGTCGACCGGCAGGTGTTCGGCGCGGGAGATGGGCAGACGGCAACATTCCAACTTTGCCACAAAATCGGTGGCTTTGTCGAACCACTCTATGATACCGAGGGCGAGACAATCTACGTCGGAGATGTGCAAAAGGTCGGGGGCTACACCGTGCGCGGCGGTCTCGTTTCATTCACCGCACCGCCCGCAGCGGGTAAACGGCTCACATGGTCGGGGGATTTTTACTATCGCTGCCGTTTCAAGGAATCTACGTTAGCATTTCAAAATTTTGCGTTCAAGCTCTGGTCGGCGCAGACGGTTGAGTTCGTCACATCAAGAAAGGTGTTCGCATCATGAAAGAAGCAAGTGAACGACTGAAGCGGCTACTGATCGAATCGCAGACGTTCTACATTGCCGACCTCTATCGGATCACGCTCACCGATGGGTCGGTTCTACGCTATACGGCGACAGATATCTCGCTCACGGTCGGCGATGAACGCTATACACCGCTTGCAATCGAGCGTGACGGAACGACGCAGACCAATGATATGAGCGTCGACGAGATGCACCTGACAATCACCGTTGACCCGTCGGAACGTCTTGACGGCGAGACGACCATTATGCAGGCGGTCGCTGCGGGACGGTTTGCAGACGCGGAGGTGGAGCTTCATCGGCTCTTTTCGCCACAGCCTTTTACCATATCCACGGGACGCATTGGATCCGACTATGCGCTGCTCTGGTGGCTTGGTAGGTTCAACATCGAGCGTGCGGGCGGCATCACGATTGAGGCGACGGTCGCATCCATGACGGAACTGCTCAATGTTAAATTCCCGACGCATCTCTACTATCCGCCCTGCATCTACACACTCGGCGACGCAAGCTGTGGTGTCGATCTGACAAAGTTTCGGCAGCAGGGGACAGCGGCGGGAGGTACGCGCAGCATCATCCAATCGGGGCTTGCAATCGAGAGTGGCTACCTTACGCAAGGGAGCATTACATTTACAAGTGGTCGGAATGCGGGCGTGACGCGCACGATCCGCACAAACGAGGGCGGGAACATCTCGGTCGTTTTTCCTTTTTACTATCCGCCCGCCGTCGGCGATGCGTTTTATGTGCTGCCCGCATGTGATAAAAGTATGCACTGCTGCAAGGTACGATTCGGGAATCTCGCGCGTTTCCGTGGTTATCCGTTTATCCCCGTGCCCGAGACGGCATATTGAGGAGGTTTTGGAGATGGAGGCAAAAGAGCAGCGTGAACGCGAGAATCTGGTCGCCGAGGCACTGACGTGGCTCGGTACGCCATATCATCACGCGGGGCGCGTGAAGGCCGGCGGCACGGACTGCGGTATGCTCCTCTTACAGGCGTTTATCAACGTCGGACTCATTGCAGATACTGAGGTTGAATACTATCCGATGGACTGGCATCTGCATCGAAGCGCGGAGCGTTATCTCGGATGGGTGATGCGTTATTGCAAAAAGGTGGAGCGCAGTGTTCCGCTTCCCGGGGATATCGTCGTCTATCGTTACGGACGCTGTATCAGTCACGGTGCTCTTGTCGTTGACTGGCCGCAGATCATACATGCCTATCTCGGGCTTGGTGTTGTGCTTGCAGACGGAAATGATGCAGAGATGCAAAAGAGACAAAGCGGCATCTATAGTTTTTGGGGGTAAGAGATGGGGGCAATCTTCGGCGGAGGCGGGACGGTCAGCACGGCGGACACGCGTATCGGCAGCCCTGCGATCTCACAGAGCACCTATGGCATCGCGATCCCCGTCGTGTTCGGTACGGCACGCATCGCGGGCAACATGATCGACTATATCGACTTTACGGCGATCCCACACACGACCACAACGCACAGCGGCGGCAAGGGGGGCGGCGGGGTTACTTCGTCCCATACGACATACACCTATGAGGTCGCTGCAATCTTTGCGCTTTGTGAAGGTCCTGTTGTGGGGGTTGGGCGTGTATGGAAAAACAAGGAGGTTCACGGAAGCCCCGCTGCACTGCGCATGTCTGTTTATACGGGTGTGCCCGCTCAAGCACCGTGGCCGTGGATGGCTGGCAAACATCCCGAGCGTGCGCTCAGCTATCCCGAGACTTGCTATGTTGCAAGCCCAAACCTCGAACTTTCGGGGGCTGCAAGCCTTCCATCCTTTAATTATGAGGTTGCAGGGCGCGATATTGCCCCCGGCAAACAGGACGCTGCGCCGATCTCCATTATCCGCGGAATCCTCTCGGATGCGCAGATCGGTGTCGGCTTTCCTGCAAAGTATCTTGCAGATACCACGCAATTCGAGCGTTATTGTGCGGTCAACGGCATTTATTTCTCGCCCGCGTATGACAGTCAGAAGGAAGCGCATGAGCTCATCGCCGCGCTCCTTGAGGCGGCAAACGCTGCGCCTGTATGGTCGCAGGGCAAACTCAAGATTGTGCCCTATGGTCTCGCGGAACAGTCGGCGCATGGTGTGACGTATACCCCGCCGAAAGCACCACTCTACGACATCACGCACGATGATCTTGTCTATACCGAAGGTGAGACTCCGATCACAATTCGCCCGAACCTAACGACCGACCGTTACAACGTGCAGCCCGTCGAGATACTCAACCGTAAGAATGATTACAACGTCGAGCCGATCAAGGCGACGGACGACGCGGACATCAGTCAGAGAGGCATCCGCACAGCCGACAGTATTGAGATGCACTTTGTCACAGAGCCGGAGGTTGCGACCTTTGCCGCACAGGCGATCCTTCAGCGCAAACTTTACATTGCGGCGCAGTATGAATTTACGCTTTCGTGGCGGCATTGCCTCCTCGACCCGATGGATGTGGTGACGCTCACAGATGAGATTTTGGGACTGGATCGTCACCCCGTCCGTATCCTCACGATCGAGGAGGATGAGGAACTGAACCTAAAGATCACGGCGGAGGACTGTCCCGACGGTATCAATAGCCCGACCGTCTACACGACACAGGCGGCAGAGCGTCCGAAGATGGACTATAACGTCAGCGCGGGAAGTGTCCAAAAACCCATTGTTTTTCCCGCACCGCCGGAGATGACGGCGGGCGGCTTTGAAACATGGATTGCTGCAAGCGGTGATTCTCCGACTTGGGGCGGGTGCACTGTTTGGGTGAGTACGGATGGCAGCACCTACAAGAGCATCGGAAAGATTGACAGCCCTGCACGGCGCGGGGAACTCATCGAGGAATTGCCGATCGGGACGGCTGCAGATGAGAAGAATGTTTTGCGTGTACGTCTCACATCGGGCGATGAACTCCTCTCAGGGACGAGCGAGGAGGCACAGGCTTATCGTACGGCGTGCTATGTGGATGGCGAAGTCATCGCCTACCGCCGCGCAAGGTTGACGGATGTACGCACCTATGAGCTATCACCTCTCCGGCGCGGCGGTTACGGCTCGGAGATTGCCGCGCATTCGGCGGGCAGTGCCTTTGTCCGTCTGGATGCGGCGGTGTTCAAATATCCTTATGAGATGAGTGACCTCGGCAAGAAGATCTATTTGAAATTCACGTCGTTCAATATCTATGGGATTGCGGAGGAATCGCTCGCAGATGTGGAGGCGTATACCTATACGCTGGCTTGCCCGCTTCCGCAGGAGGTGACGAACATTGCACTGGATGAGGACACCTATCGGCTGCGCGATGGCACGGTCTTATCCGATGTACTTGTCTCCTTCAAGGGCGGTTCAAAGGCTGTTATCAGCGGTTATAACATCTATTATGAGCTCAACAAGAGCGGTTCTTGGCAGTTTTCGGGGACTGCTGCCGATGGGGACTATCGCATCAAGGCACTGCCGCAGGCGCAGCACGTCCGCGTCAAGGTGACGACGGTCACAAAGTACGGTGTTGAATCTGTGGGGGCTGTGAGCGATGTGATAACGCTCGTCGGCAAGAGTGCACCGCCTCCGGATGTGACAGGTCTTCGCATTCGACAGAATCCATACAACCGCGAGGAAATCCTTCTGATATGGGACGACCTGACGCTCTCGGACGTGCCCGATCTGCGCGGTTATGAAATCCGCCTTGGCAATGAGAGCTGGGAGAAGTCGAAGAAGCTAAACGGCGATCCCGTTTTCCGGAATGAGTTCAGTCATATTGTAAAATCTGACGGGTCGTATACCTACCGCATAAAGTCCATTGACAACAGCGGCAACTATTCCATAAATGACACATGCGTAACCGAGCAGATTCGCGTCGTACCCGACGCTGTGACAGATCTTGCGGCTATGCAGAGCAAGCAGGATCGCAGCAGGGCGGTCATTTCCTTCACACCTTCGCCCGGCGAGGATATTGCACGCTACATCATCAAATATGGGGATAGCTGGCAGACGGGGACACTCATTATTGCAACAAAGGAGACCGCGCACGCATGGAGCGTTCCGGCATCCGGCACCTATAACATCATGGTGCAGACGGTGACGATTGCGGGGCAGGTCTCACCGATCGCCAATGTTGCTATCACACTCTCTATAGAACCGCTTGATGTGACAGGCTTTCGTGCAGCGCAGTCGCACACCGATAAATCCATCATCCGCCTTTCATGGGACACGGTCTCCGATGCGGATACCGCTTACTACATCATCAAGGAAGGCGATACATGGGAGACGGGGCGCATCGTTGCGCCGCGTGTCTCGGGTGTTTCCTATGACATTAAGATCACGGAGGAACGTCTGATCTCATGGATGATTAAGGCAGTCACGATCGCAGGACATGAATCGCAGTATGCGGCAAGTGTCTCCTCTGTCTTTTCTCTACATCCATCACCTGTGCGTGATCTCCAATGCAGACAGTCGGAGGATGACCGTTCGCGCCTTATGCTTCAATGGAGCCGCGTCGAGGATGGTGATCTGAAGGGCTACGAAGTGCGGATTGGCGATAAATGGGAGACCTCTGAGGCATTGCCGCTCACGGGCGAGCTTTATGCGTCTTATCAGCTGCGTGCATCGCAGAGTATACGCATCATGATTAAGGCCCTCAATGCGGCAGGGTACTATTCCGACGAGACCGCGATCTCCTACAAAGCGAAGATCGAACCTGCCGACGTTCAGAATCTCAAGGCATTCCAGAATGGTGACAGCATCGAGCTCTACTGGGACGCAGCGGAGGAGAAGGACATTGCAAGCTATGAAATCCATGAAGGGAATTCATGGGAGAGTGGACAGATCGTCGCTCTCGGTGTCCTGACACCAAGTCACCGCGTCGAGATCGACACCTGCCGCCCCTACCGCTATACCGTTAAGGCGATCAACAAGGCAGGGCATTCCAGCGCCCTTGCGGCGGCCGTTGCAATTACAGTCACCGAACTCATGCCGAAGAACATCATTCACTCCTACGATGAGCTTGCAGTAAGGGACGGCGTGCATGAGAGCACTGAGTTCGCGCAGTCCGATCTCAACTGGCAGACCATCGGCGGGCGGTTTTCCGACTATCCGAAGGTCAAATTTGCCGATGCGGGCGGCGGGAACATATTGCGACTTAAAAAAGATGGCGTAAGTTATGCAACGTTGGGTGTTTACACCTGTAAGATGATCGACGTTGGCGGCATCATCACCGCGAATATCACAACGACGTTTAATAACACATCAGTGCTTCGAGATAACGGCGTGATTTCGCTTGAGGTGCGGACAAGTCAGGACGGCGAGACGTGGATTGACTGGAATATCTTCAAACCGCTGCAATTCACCTTTCGTTATGTGCAGTTCCGCGTTCGGATGCGTGGAGATGGTACACGTTCGCCCGAGGTTAGCCGTTTCATCATTCAGATTGATGTGCCGGATACGGATATCTCTACAAGTGCCACTGTTGCACAGGGAGGAAGCCGAATCTCCTACGGTCACACCTATTATACCGTTCCCGTTGTCATTCCCGCCGCGATTGGCGAAGGTCTTTATGCAGAGCTGATCGAAAAGGACAAAGAGACCTGTCTTATCAAGGTGAAAGATCGCAACAACAACGATGTAGGCGGCAAGGTCGACATCCGAATCAAGGGATATTGAGGAGGAGAGAATTATGGCGTTTGATGCACAAAAACCGCAAGATCAAGGCTATCTGGCAGATTTTCCGCCCGAGATGCGCGAACAGTTGCGGGCGATTATCCATGATGAGATTGTCAATGCGGGGCTTCTCATGGGGCTCATACCGGGGAATGCGGGTGGGAACATCGCCGTCAATAACGGTTCCCTGAATCAGAACCTCAATGCCGCGATGCTTGAAGGAAAATCCGCCGAGGCGTTTGCGCTTACGGGGCATACGCACGGGGCGGCAACCGTGAGCAGTGATGGTATGATGACCGCCGCCGATAAAGTGAAGCTAGGCAGTATTCACGCGGGCGCGGAGGAAAATCAAAACGCCTTTTCGGTCGTTGATGTTGGTGGTACGCTGCTTCAGGCGGATAACAAGACCGACACGCTGACATTCGCAGCGGGCAATAATATCTCTCTGATTCCTGATGCGGCGAACGACCGCATTACGATCGGGCTGTCCGGTGCCGTCGAATCTGCAAATGCTGCGGGGAAATTATCTGTTGGGCGGACGATTGCGATTGATGGAAAAGTGAACGCGTCGGGGGTTGCATTTGACGGCACACGGAATATTAGCCTCAACGTCACGAACGTAACGGCGGATTCCTGTACGGGCAATGCTGCGACGGCAAACCGACTCAGCACATCGCGTATACTTCGCCTTACGGGAAACACGAGCGGCGAAGCCTTTTTTGATGGATCTGGTAATGTCACAATCGAGACGACGACCACATCCGCGCAGCGCGTCGAGGAAATGTCTGCACGCAACGGGTTCAAAGAGCTTGTGAAAGCCTGTATGGCACTGAACGATTACTTTCGCATCGGCGTCGGTCTGGCGGCGGGTGTGGCGCCCTTCATTCTGGTGCTAAGGGGGTTTATTGATGTTGTACGCTCGCCGCTGCTCGTGAGCGACGAGGTGTGGTGCATCTGGGCGGTACTGATTGCGGTGGTCGTCTTGTGTGCCGGCTGGGTGATACGTCCATCTCGCCGGATGACTGCTGGTAGCTTCTGGGGTGCGGCCATTATTCTCGCTCTCACTTCCTTCTTTGCCTATCCCCTCCTCAGGTCAGGCGTTTCCAACATCAATGAGTCAGGTGCGGCTATGCCTGACTTTATTGGCCGATTGATTACCGCATGGGTCTGTTTTGCTATTGCTGTCCTCGCCAATATTGCAGGGCGTGTATGTGGTCGTGCATCCTTGCTGGCTCCAGAGAGTCGGGGCAGTTCTTCCTCCTCTGAAGCCAACGACGACGCGGACCCGGACATCGCCATGAGTGATGACCTGGCCAGGCTGCTGTCCAGGCTCCCGTTTCCCAGGGAATCTCGGCGCGAGGAGGCTGCAGAGGGTGCTGGCTGGAGGCGTATGAACGAGTATGCGCTGCGTCTTGGGCTGGGGGTCGTTGGTGCTGCGACCGCTACGGCGCTCGCTGTCACGGCTCCGACAGTTATCAGCAAACGCATTGATCCGTTTACCCGAATCACAACCAGCGCCCTATCCAGTCATGATGGTTATCCGACTGTGGAGGAGATGGCGACGGCGGCCGGTCAGGAGCAGTCGACGGCTGCTGCCCCGCTCTGGGAGGTCCCATTCGGTGAAGCGGATGTGGACCAGATTCTTGCTGGAGTGCGTGGTGCGGCTGTCATCACCAGCCGTGGTGTCTACGGCCTGGATTCCTCGACAGGTGAGGTTACATGGTCCTTTGCCGCTGCCGATCTGGAGGG